ATGCATGAATGGTCACCTGCCGAAGGTAATCATACATCAGGTGCTGGAACGCGTTCATATACCGTGAAAGAGTTTATGAATGAACCTGAATTTAATGGACGGCCAAAGATCAAACTACAAGAGCTGCTGCGTAATCAATAGCACATAACTCCTTCCAGCTATTTTGAGCCGAACGAATTGCTTCCAGTTCCCAGTCAATTTCACCTGTGAGCTACTTATTTTTGATTTCAGTTTCGAGAAGTTTTTGCTGCGCCTTGCTGTCCAGCCACGACGTAGCAAGTCCAGTCACGCTGGATAAGATTTGTCCGATCATGCTGAGAACTTTCTGTTAGGTGATTTTAAAAGTTTGCAGTTACTGTTAGTTTAAAATTCACAGTGGAGAGACTTATGTACTGTCGTGTCGTGCACATTAAATTCGTTTCAGAAATTCAGATGAAAATGGTCACAACATATATGGAGCATACAATGCTTCCACGTAATTTAGCGGCAGGGCAAATCTCTGGTGAAGTTTTTAAAATCTCCGAAACTGAAGTTTTCACGGTTTCCAAGCATAAAAACAAAATCAGTGCAGATAAGGTTATGGCCCTAATGCAAGAAGAATTAAAAGAAATTGCATCTGGAAGCAAAATGACCAAATTAGAAGGTCCACTTTTGATTACAGCTTCACCTGCGTGATTACTTTCACTCTCCAGCGCATAGGTACAGTTTCTGTACTGGCGGCATAGATCGCGTTTGTTAACATTTCTGGATTAACCAACAGGGAAAAGTAAATGTCCAATACTGCGCTGATGAACTACTCGACACGCGATTTTGCCAACAATGAAGACTTGAAACTTTATCTGGAGCGACAAGACGCGGCGTTTTCACCAGAAGTGACAAAGCTTTTTACGGACGCTGTTATGTTGCGAAGAGTTGTGACGCGGATTTGGAACAAACAACACGCTTTTCGGGTTGGCATATTGTTCGAGTACCGCGATCAAGCTGCTTTTGAAAACTGCAAACCCCTCCTAGAGCAATAATATCTGTCAGCCGTCGAGGGTCTTGCAACTAAAGTAGAGGGTTCCCGTGGAGTGGTTGTTCACGAATTTATCTCAGATGAGTTTTATGACTAATGACTAACTACTTCTTAGCAACCCCACCAGAAAAGCCGAAGTAAGCACCAACCAGTGCCGATAGCGATCCACACATCTAATCAGCACCGCATCTGCTTCGGCCATTCTGGCGAGGACTATCAACACTGCAATCGTAGACAAGATCATCATACCAAGCGCAGTTCACGCCATGCGACGTTTGTTGACTTGGTAGGCTTGTTTATCAGGTATGAGTTCGTTCATGTTTCAATCCATCCCATGTAGTAGAGCCACGCCCCTGCTCCGCTGATTGCGGCAACGATGAGCAGCAGGATTGCGAAGACGGTCATTATCAATTCAGTGCGCTCTTCAGCTTCTTTCTGTGCCTGCCGTTCAGCTTCCTTACGCTGCGCAATGACTTCACGGCGTATCTTCAGCAGTTCCTGATAGGCAGAGAAACCTTTGTTGTTGACGATAAACTCACGCAGTTCAGCTTCGGCGGTCTTTGCATTCTGTGCCTGCGTCCAAGTCGCCAAAGCCTCTTCGTTTGCGGATGCAAAAACACCATTCTTTTTCTTTGCGTGAGCCTTCTTTGCACCATCGGTGGCATCAAAAAACCCAGCGATCTCTTTCGACAGATTGTGCAGTTGCTTACCCGCAGCTACACCTGTCTTGATCGCCGCCAATGCTGTTAGCGGGTCCATGGGTCACCTTTTTTTTACAAATGGTTCGTTTTGTGCTACACAGTCAGTACAGGATGGCGGCCTCTGCTGAACCGACAATCCAGAAGATGTCCTAGTGTATCCACAAGTGGTCCAAGTATACCGCCATCCGACCTAAGGCATCCGCGTCAGCACCATCACAAGCATTGCAATGATTGATGCGGATGCACCGATCATTATGGCCTCCAGTCGTTTCACACGGGCAAAGACTTCGCGAAACTGGATTTTTACTTCTGTCTTAATTTCGGCCACCTGTATTTGGAGATCATCAATGCGTTCATGTGCGGATGCCACTGTTCGTTTGTCCATGTGCGCCTCTAGTATTTAATGCAGTAAAGTAACGCGATGTTGCGGGGTCTAGCGGCACCAGATCAGTAACATCACCACGACCATTACGCAGTATAAGAGTAACTGATCGTCCACCTGTCAGCACCTGTTCATACGAATACTTACGCCACTGAAAAGACGATGTTGTTGGATTGATTGCACGGTTCAGCCAAGCACCAATGCCATCTGTGACACGCTGGTTCCCGCGATATACTTCTAAAGGCAGGCTGGCCAATGTTCCTGAGATAAAATTAACCGCAGCCCATACCGCGGGCACGCCGAGCGCGTTGTCGATATTGACGGTCACGCCAGCGGAGGATTGAAAATCGCCCCACCCCATAATGTGCAAAAAGTTTTCAGCAGACACAGGGGAATTAGGGTTTTCGAGTGAACGCACCTCAGCTTTTTTAAAGTTGTCAAACAGACCCATGGTGTGGTTTCCTTTAAGTCAGGGAGTTTGAAAATGAATAAACGGCGCGTAATGCAACTGCGAAAGCAGCTTGCAAAAGAGTTCAATGATACAACTGGTTTGTCACCTGATAACCGTCACGAATGGGAGCAATGGCTTAAGCAAAATGGCCACTGGCCGATAATCCCCAATAAAAAACAAACAACCGCGCAACCATTCTGTGTTCAGGTTGCAGACAAGATTGTTAAAGCCGAATACCGTGACGACTAACTTGGGTGCCATTCTTCATTGTATAATCTGGCCCATCTTGATTTCGATTACACTACTCGCGATTGAAGGCAAGCTGATCGGTACTTGGTATTACGACGACTTCGTTGGCCCAGCACATACACTATGGTTTTTAGGTATGTGGTTGCTAGGTATTGTGCCTTTTTTAATTATCGTTGCGGCAGCTCATTTTTTTAAACGTATTCTTAAACTGCCAACTTAAAATCTGGATCGTCCCACGGCGAAGTTGGTTGTATTAAGTCGTCCGCACTCATGCACCCTAACGCCATCGCCAGAGCAACCAGTCCGTCGATTTTACTGTTGCTGTAACAACACATACATTTTTCTCAAATGTTTATCGATACGATTTTTGTACAAAAATGTGCTAATATTAAAATAAAACAAAATCTAAATTGAGGCAGCCCAGTGACTTTTGTAACGCAGAAATTGCGCACTATTAGGTTTTTTGAATTAGCTAATACGCAGAGTTTGACCAATCCAAGACTGCAACGCTTTGCTTTGGCATTTATTGTATTGTTTCCTGAATTACCGATATTTGTTTGGTACTTAGCGACGCATGTTTAACAAACATTAAACTGCCAACTTAAAATCTGGATCATCCCAAGGCGACGTCGGCTGCACTGCGTCTTCTGCACTCATGCATCCCAACGCCATCGCCAAAGCAACCAGTCCGTCAATTTTTGAGTAACTTTTGGCTTTGTGCAGCTTCCTGTTTCCAGCAGGATCAGATTGCACGACCGCACCCGCCGCGCACATGTTTAAGATTGGGTTGCCACCGTGGCACAGCTTGCGCTCTGCGACTAAGCGTTCGAGTTTATCTACGGCTGGCGACATGTCGCGAAAACCTTGGCCAAACGGCTGCATCGGTATCTGTGCGCCAATGTTGTCCAACTCGCGGGTAAAGTCATTGATGCGCCAGCGGTCATAAGCCAGCAATTGCAGATCATAGGTGTCGGCCAGTTCGGCAACAGTCTGTGCGACGACTGCAGGCTGTATGACTGGCCCGTCTATCGTTGTTAGGTATCCTTGGTCGGCCCAGAGATCATAGGGAGTTTTCTCTGCTTGGGATTTATCGCGCAGCCCATCGGAAGGGAGAAAGAAATGAGGCAGCACGTGGTATCTGTCGGATTTAGGGAAAACGAGAACGAGAGCGGTTAAATCGCGGCTCGCCGACAAGTCCAATCCAGCAAAGCAATAATCTCCAGGCACGACTTCGGGATGCGCAGAATTAGCCTCCCACTCTGCCCGTGAAAGGAAAGGCGACTGCGCCTCAATCCGTTGATTGAGATACAACCAGCGGAATGAGTTAGCCTTTGCAGGCAGACGTTCTGCTTGCTTGGCAAAATCTTCAATATCAGTAAGCGATCTGAACTGCGCCATTGCAGGGTTCGCTGCGGCCCAGGCATTTCGATCTGTGATCTCACAATCTTTCGGTGCGGTGTATAGATGCGACACGATCCTTGGATCAGCAGAGTTCGCAGCATCGTCCAGCCACAGCGAGAACAAGTCACCGTCCGTGGCGGCTTGGGTGCTGATGGCGATCAAAAGAGGATGCAAATGAGCGCCCTGCGCCGTTTCAATAGCCTCCACGAACGGATCGTGAGGACCACGCACCTGCCCGACTTCGTCGAGCACAGCCAAGGTAGGGGATAGCCCGTGCGCGGTCCCCGCTTCAGCAGAGATCGCTTTGTATTCAACATTACAGGGCAAACCGACCAATGACTTCTGGCTTGGTACGATACGCACAATTTTTATCAGCTCATCAGATAGTCTGACCATCTTTTCAGCAAGTTTAAAAACCAGTGACGCCTGATCGCGGGATCGCGCACCACTGATGATCTGACTGTTCTGCTTGGCCTCTGGTCCTACCAAATGCGCCAATACAATTGCTGCGATCAGTGCCGACTTGCCGTTTTTGCGAGCCACTGACAGGTAAGCACGGGACGTACCTGCAGGATTATCGTAGACGTCCAAAACAAACTTACGCTGAAAGTCTAACAGCTTAATCGGCTGGCCAACTTTGCTACCTTCTGGGATCAGACAGTAGCGTTCAATAAACTGGCAAACTTTTTCTCCGCGTGTTTTCATTTTATGGTATGCTCACAGCAACTTTCGGGAAACAAAATGAAATACATTTTTTGCTGCAATCTGTTTATTAAGTACCCAAGTTTTAGCCAACGAGGCGATTATTGACTGCATAGCCACTGACGTTACGCATATAGCAGGCTCTAAAGTCGATACTGAAAGCGACTTTGTAAAAGATAATTTGCAGCGCAACTATCGATTGGTAAGGCCAAGCGAAAATACTATTGGAATTATTTGGAATTATGGCCAAGAAAACGAAGACATTTTTTATTTCAATTCCCTAGGTGACAATTGGCCAACTAACAACGATTACGCGTTACAAGATATTATTAGAGATATGTACTTAAAAGTGGATACAAACTTATTTACCAAAGGTGGCGACGCGACACTTGTTGCTTCGGGCTTGCGATTTACTACAGTTTGGTTTTTCAAGTGCAAGATTTGACCCACTGCGGTCTTGCAAGCAAACCATCATCCAACGGATTATCGGCCTCAATGGCTTTGGCAATTAGTGTTTTCTTATTAGCAACGTGAGCCTCTTCGCGCGCCCGCGCGTTGACGCCCAGTGATCGACGAAGCGACAGCAGGTCAGATGTTAGGCTTTTAACGATCCGTGTACGCGGGTTCTCAACGGTCGTGCCGTTTTCGCGCACTGCAATGTAACCCTCTTGACGCAACGCTTGTTGCTCTGCGTTTAGGTCATGCATCGTCCGCGCCATCATTGCTGCAATCTCAAGTGCATGTTCAGTCCATTGACTACGTGCAAACTCACCAATCACGTTGTGATAAAACGGGATGTCTGTGTCGCTCAGTGGCACATTGCTGGGCACAGTGATTGGCACTGCGGACTTCGCCATAATCTGCGCTGCATTCTCTTTGCTGTCGGTGCGTTTACGAGCCATATCGTGAGAAAAATCCTAGTTAGCAGAAAAAGACGACTGGGGACGCCGGTTTGTGTGTTAATGACTTTCGTCTTTGACCCACCCCCTGCCTACATGTAAAATGTCAGGTAGGAGAGGAGTTATGTCTAACAGTAAATTCGCCTTCTTAATTCTCGTTATTGTCGGGGTTGGAGTTATGATCGCTTTTGGACCAAGGTTTTTGGATCAAAAGCAAGTCGAGCGTGATAATAGTGCGGACTGCATGTTGTATCGCACTTATATGCAGGCGGCACTTCAATATCAGCAACTGGGTGATGATCCTGCAAGGGACGCTCAATTAACAAAAGCAATTGAAAGACAAAAAGCAGGCAACTGTTCTGATTTCTTTTAGCCGACGCTAGGGTGTCTTGGATCAACGGGCCAACCGTCTGCGCCTATCGTTGTGTCGTAACCCAGTGCCTCAGTCGATTGAATGTCGCCACTGTGGCAAGTCCAACAGACCGACTGCAGGTTATCCAAATCAAAGAACAACTCCAGATCGCCTTTGTGCGGTTGTAAATGATGCACCACTGCGCTGCGCGGGTGATCCCTACCTGCCTGCAGGTGCGCACCGCAGCCGCTGTGCTGGCACTGGTAGGCGTCCCGTGTGAGTGCCTGTCGCCTTAGTGTCTTCCAATGTTTGGTGCTGTAAAGCGTGCGGTATCTCTGTGCTTCTACACTGCGAAAATCACGCTTCAAATGTATACCTATGTATTCGTTGACTTAAGGAAATTAACCTTCATTTTAACGATCATGTCACAGAAAATCTGCTATTCCTGCGAAGCCGTTTGTAACTCCATCAGCAAGGAGTGCCCGAGCTGTGGAACACGTTTAGCTGCCAATGTTACTGGTGACTTTAACCCACTACCGTTTATCGCAGCAGTTTGCGCATCGTTCTTAATGATTGGTGTAATGGTCGGGGCTGTGGCATGAACTATACACCACGCGTAACAGCCAAAGCCATTTTGAGTTTACTCGCTTGCTGCGGTGTAATTGGGTATGAAGTTGTCGCTGTAATCTAACTGACCAAGCTAAACCTAATTCCAAAACATTGGCTGAACGTCCAGTGCAGCAAATACCGCCACGACAGGAACGTACCTGTTCAACGCTTCATAGACCGTGGCATCAACGACATTCAGCAGATCATAGAAAAGTCACGCTGTTCGCACTAACTAACCCCAGTCGCACACGCGCGCACGCGTAGACCCCTACTTCAGCAAAGATACGCAAGTCGCACGCGAGCGCGCGCGAGGCAGGCTAGAGCACAATAAAGCACGGTGTCGCGCGCGGACGCGAGGGAAAACTCACATAAACCCCAAGGTTACGCACGGGCGCGAGGGGCATATTCACAGACGG